TTGACCACTGAAGAGAGGAGTAAGTTCAGGACTAGCTGTATTCCAATTCAAATTGTCAAGATACACCCAATCACCTGCCATAGATGTATATGACTGCTGCTTCTCACCAATATCAACACCAGCGATAGAATGTGACTTCTGACCTCCCCATGAAACTTCACGACTCGGTGCATTTGACTTGATGCCAAACATCTGAGCCTTACCAACAGGAGGACTCCAAGGTAGGCTGTACCAGGTGAGAGCAGGGAGAAAAAAAGGATAATCAAAAGAAAAATCAGACGCAGCACCAAACATAATCCGTGATGCATTATCAGCAGCAGCATCAATCATCTGAATTATCAACGACCCATTTTGATTATCAATTTCATTTTCATTAGCCAATGGAGTAAAAAGCCTTTTAAACTCAGACAAGTTGGGCAAATGAATAGAGTTCAATGTGTGATCACCCTTTGTAAAGAAACTGTTTCCAGTTCCACACACAAGCGTACTCCCAGAAGGCGGAGTCGCAGCCCATTCAGCATCAATAATTGGTTGTGGACCAAGAATCTTAAGTGAATAATTGTGCCAGGTAAAACGATAAGAACCATTACAGTGGAACTGCATATGGAGGCCACCCTGGTAAAATCTATAAAGCCTACTGAAGTAGTACAGCAAGCCAACAGAAAAGCTCGTATCTGCCCATAGAGAACAACTAGTATACTCAGCAATTGAAGGGGGGACCAGACCAAAAGTGTTCATCCTCTGACACAAATCAGCAACCTTCGTTCCTTCATGGACACAACTTGATCCAACACCTTGAACAGGCACCGACGATGTCCCAAGCGTCAGGGCAACCTCTGGTTCATCAACCACCAAAAGTTCGTCTTGGGCACCAAGCATTTGAGCTCTATTGAGGTCTGTAAGTAAACCACCAACAAAGTTCGGGTCAAAGAGGAGCGTTTTTGAATCCACTTTGTCTGAAATCACTTCAAAGAGGAAGTCGGCACACAACGAATCCAAAATCCCATCACACAACATGAGAGCCGAATATGTCAAAAGTTCGCAGTGAATACCCTCACGACCAAGGGCTTGGACAATCTCTGACCTAAAAGACTCCCAATCATGCCGTGGCCAGCCAAAAGTCCGCCGAAGAACTGCATTAGCATTAACCACAAGAGCAACTGCAGGTGGAAGGGAATTAGTCACCCATTTGAGAGAGGGCAACACGTCTACTCGATCAGGCACACCAAGAAACTTTCGATCAGGAAAACGGTTATCCAATCGTGTCTTCAATTTAAGGAATTGCAAATCAAAAAAGCTTTTATTAGCAACATGTTCACCTTGTTTCGAAGCAGGCGTGTATTCAATGCCAAATTCCTTGAGATTATTAGCAACGGTGATCGCGTTATACCAACCGCCAACAATCCCATGAACGCACTGTGAATTATCATCACTATACACACTTGCACGAACATAGACATCATACCAATGCATACTTGCCAATCTTGGGACTACCTTCCGGGCTTCCATCAACCAAGCCAATCGAAGGAAAAACATGCTCATCAAATTGCCATAAATGACAGTGGTTCCAAAAACACCAGATTTCAAACAACCACTCTGGTATACAAACCTATTGTCAACAATCAACACCCCATGCAACATAGACATAGCAAGAGCCCGGCGAACAGTTGAACTCTCCTTAGCATAACCACCATGCCGGATATACCACGTATCAACAATCCAAAGACACATGTTCAACAACTGTTCACACAACCACCGCTCAAATTTCACAAAATCCCCATCAAAGCCAAAGACTCCAACTTCGATCCACCGGCGAATCATCATATCCCAATCTGCCGATAACACATCCATACCAACAGCAGAAGAAGTATAAGTGTGCACAGAATGTGTGAAATTGACAAATGCCCCAAAAACAATCCTGCTAGTTAAGGTATGCTCAACCTGAAAACAATTCACATTCCTTGTCTGGCACAATGCAATTTTCTTCGCAGAACGGAGTTCATCCTTCAAATTCACTGTTATTGGCGAAAACAG